ACTTGTGGTTTGTGATGTACCTTCTGAAGTTCCACCACCACCTGTCAATTCAGGTCTTAGATTACCATTAGGAATTGTAGCAGTATATGTAACTTTATATATTTTGTTTTGCACTAATGGTGTTGTAGGTGTTTGCTCTAAATAAGATGTTGCACTTTGGCTACCATCACAAGTTGCAATATCATTCCCCATACCCCAACCATCTCCAAAACTCCAATCTTGCCCAACCTCTTTTACTGATACGTTGTCTATTGAACCAGTAAATGATGCATTACCTTGTATAAAAAAAGTAGAAGTGCTACCATTAGTTATATATTCTGTGTATGTGCCTGTACTGCTTCTGTATGTACTATAATTACCACCAAAATAACATCTAACACTTCCACTTGTTATTTCAGTTATTTCAAAAACTAATTTATATATTTTATTAGCAGTTAATATTCCACTTTGTTGTAAAGTAGCATTACCACCTGATTGACTAGCAACACCATTTGCTATTGTCCAACCTGCACCTTTACTCCAATCACTATCTGTAGCAAAGTCGCCATTAGTTACTTCTTCTGAACCTATCTGACTAAAATCTCCATTAGTTACTTCTTCTACTCCCTCCTGTGAGAAGTTTCCGTTTGCAATTCTATTTGGGCTATAATAGGTGTTATACATACGAGTAATCTCTGCTTGTGTGAGTTCTCTATCGTAAACTGCAAACTCATCTATTTGTCCTTCAAAGTAATTACCACCTGATTGCCTATCTCCACCTATTGTTAAACTTTCAGTATAAGCAGTCAAAACTCCTGCTGTAACTATTAGAGATGTATTTTGTAAAACACCATCTACATACAATTTACAATTACTTAAGTTATTAGGTTCTGAATATACTACCCAATGATGCCAATCTCCATCATCTTGTGCAGTAGTTCTATCCCAAAAAACATAATAACTACCCCCTAAATATAAAAATGGTTTTAATACCCCACTATGTTCCCAATTAAAATGAAAAGCACCTATAGTAGTACCTCCGTGTCCGAACACACCCGAATTAGCAGTAGTAGTGCTTGACTTACACCAAAAAGAATAAGTAGTAGGTTGTGCAACTGTATCTGCACCATCAGTAATAATCCTATCATCTACTCCATCAAAGTCAATAGAATACTTGTTTACAAACCTATAGATAGGTTGTGTTGATATTGTTAGCTTGTTCGCTAATGCTAGCATATTTTAGTTTTTATAGCCGATTGCTAAACCACTAGTTAAAGTGATTGCAGTCGTGTTACCAAATAAAGTCATTCCTGCAGGTATTGTAGTAACTAAGTTACTTGCACCTGTAGTATTAGTCATAGTGATTGAAGATATTACACTTTCTTGCACAAAGTAAATAGCATAGTAATCTTTGCCTGTTTGTGCAGTAGTTGTAAATACTTCTATTTCTCCTAAACCACCTAATTGTTCATTTAATAATGCTTGTGTATTTTTAATTCCCATTTTTTATTGTTTTAACTTACGTAAATATAATTTGTTTGTGAAGGTTTTACATATTGTTCATATTGTACTTCCTCTTGTCCTGTTGCTTCTTTAATGTATAATTTACCTATCTCTACCCTTCCCTGTACTACTCCTTTGTCATTAGCAGGTGGTGTTAATACATCTGTTTCATTTATTGGTGCATAATTTGTAGCTAAGTTAGGTGTAGTTTGCCAACTAACCTCATAGATCTCATACTCCCAATAGCCATTAGGCATAAAGTCAATATTACCTGTAAATACATTTTCTGTTGTGTTTGGTGTCATACTAACTTTTGTATATCTATTATTTACTAATTGATTCTGTCCATAAGCATAAACTACATTTCTATCCATATCATTAGTAAACTTGAACAAGAACCTTATTTGCGAACTAGGTACTGATTTGTCTATTCTTTTTTCTTCTGTTGTAGTGTAAAAAGTATAAGGTTGTCCGTATTGTCCGTGTATCATACTATATAATAGAAAAACCTTTAATTTGTTTGGAAAAAAAAAGAACTACCGAAGTAGTTCCTTTAAATTTATATGTTATATACTACTAAGAAGTTACAACACTTCCTATAGTAAATGCAGTATTGTCAAAAGGTGTAGCGGTATAATCTGCTACAGTTTGCATTGGTGCAAATTCTTGCCCTTCAAATGTCCACTCGTAACCGTTCATATCCGCAAAAGCTGCCCCTGATGAATTAGTACCTGTATTTAGATCTAATCCATTAGTTGCACCTAAACATAATATTACATTGTGATCATTAGCTGATAACACTTGATTTAATTGAACAAATACTATTACTCTGTTTTGTGCAATTAATTTTAATTCATTTTGATCTTCTTTACTTAATCCTGTTAGCTTTAAATTTAAAGAAGGTGCATACACAACAGTTCCATTTTCAGTTGATCCTGTGATAGTTTCCGTTACAGATGCGTTACCCCTTCTAATTGAATACCTATATAAATCATTAGTACCCATTTCAATATCAGTTACTTCTGAAGCTACAGTAGTTATTGATGAAACTTCATCAAATTGAGCAAAATAAACAAACTTTACACCTCCAATTAGGTTTCTACACGGGATTCCTCTCCCTTTAGTTAAATTACAAGCCATTTATTTCTGTTTTAAAAGTTAAGGAAAGAGGGAAAAACCCTCTCTCCATATAATTAATTATTAATCCTGCTGTACTACTTCAGATCCAATTCCTACCTGAACTCCGCCAGTAAACTTAGCCACAAATCTTAAGTTCTCTGAACCATCTAGTGGAGACATATCAAGCATTTTCACTTGCGTTGTATCGCTTAGGAGGTCTGTTCCAAAAAATAAGTTAGAAGTTTGTGCAGCAACTAATTTGTCATCTGGCATACCATAAACAACTGATAATTTAATACCTTCAAACATTGGGATATAATTATCATTCATATTTTGGTAAGGGTAACCTGTTAAACCACTTAAAGCAGAAATATATAATCTGTAAGTTTTCCAGTTCATATAGATTCTTAAATCTTCTTTTCCGTAAACTGTAGAAGGAATTGCAGCAGCAATAGTTTGTAAGTTTTCTATAATGTTTCCAGAAGTATAAGCATTTCCTATACCACCTATATTGTTAGTTTGTACTACGTTACCATTTACTGCAAAAGCACCTGTAGTAGCTGTTAAAAACCCTTCAAACTGCCCATTAGTTGCAGCAGCACCACTCCATACTGAAGATTCAACTGCATCAGATATGTGTTGTGTAAAGTAAGAGATTACGTAATCCTCAAAACCTGGTGCATTGTTATTCATAGCACCTGCTCTCATTGTTTCAGCTTCCCACGATTCTAAAAGTTGATCCTTGCACGTTTGCATATTAATCTGTAGGTTCTTTGGTGTAAGAATAGATTCTGTCAAAGCTAATGTTCCGTGATCTGAAAAATTACAATCAGCATTACGAACTAAATCTGCACCTGCAAGTTTCTGCAAGTTAGTTTTAAATTTAATATTTTGTAATACAGTTAAGTGATCTAAAGAAGTAGCTTCTTTAAGTGCTGCCGAAATATAAAATCCAGCCGCCTTACCTGCATAATTACTATTTACCGTTGGTTTAGACATTTTTTTTTATTTTAAATTATTTATTATTAGTTAAATTGTATAAGATTCTTTCTCTCTTAGTCATTTTTCTTAGATCAGGAGTAGAATCTTTTTTGTTTGTGCTAAATTTATTAGTATCTACAGGAGTATCAGCAGGTTGATTAGATAATTCAACAACCTTAGATTTTAATTCATTTATCTTAGCTTGATATTCAAATTCAATTTCTTCTGTAGTTTTTACTTTTTTAGGAGTAGGTTCTTCAGTAGTTTCAGCTTCCATTTCTACATCTGATTCCTCTACTTCATCATTACCTACCTTATCTTTCTTTAAATCAGCTACAGCATCTTCTAGGTTCTTGATACGTTTCTCCATACCTTCCCAATCAGCTACATCAGCTTCTTTACCATCATCTTCCATTTCTTCATTAACAGGTTCTACTTCTGTTTCTTTTTCTACTTCATCTTCATACAACTCGGCTACAATACCTTCTTTTTCCACAGAAAATCTTTGACCATCTTCAGTCATATACTCTCCTACAGGAAGTAGCATTGTACTACCATCTTCTGTTAAAACAGATATATCAACACCTGCTTCTAAATTTGTAGATGTAGATACGATTAGTGTTCCATCTTCCAGCTTCGCCTGGAATTCTAAATTAACTTCATCTTCTTTATCAAGACCAAGTGCAATCAATATTTGTTTTTTTAAATCCATAGTGTGTTCTTTTTTTAATATAATAGAATTATTTTCCTTTTGTTTGATTTTTGATGTCTTGTAAGATTTCATTTAAAGCAGAAAGTATTTCTTCATTAGTAGGTTTTACTGTTTCAGACATCTTTTCCATCTTATCTATAAAATATCCCTCAATACTTAAACCACGTAATTCGCCTTCTTTAATCTTATTCCACATTTCATCATTGTCTATACGCATTTTAACAAACCAAGTACCGTTAGGTAAGTCATATCCATATAGCTTAGATTTGTCTTGCTCTCCTTCTTTTATCCAACTTTCTACAGTCAATACACCTGAAACTCTTTCTTCGTGCTGATATGTAGCTTTATGATGATTATTATGCTTTAAATACAATTCTGCTGCTTTTCTTACTGTGTCTTTAGAAAAGTAAACATAATAATCAGTATCAGTATTAGGATTGTATCTAAATATTTGCTTATTAGGAATTAATGCAGGACTAACTAACATTCTTTTTTCTTCATCTATCTTAGCAAAAGTCAAGTTATTCTTTTCTTTTCCAAAATAAACAAAGTTTTGTTCTATGGCAGGACTTGTAACTAAGCTAATAGCATCTATAGTTAGTTCTTCACTTTCATCACTAATTATTAATTCAACTATTTTAGTGCTTTTATCACTATCATAGTGTTTAGGGTTTGCTTTTTCACAAGCTTCTTTAGTGTCGTATTTACATTCACCATTTTCCCCCCACTTATATTTTCCGTTATCACATTTTTTACAAGGCATAATATATAATATGTTTAATTGTTATTTATTTGATTTTTAAATTGTTGCTCTCCTACGTATGTAAGCAAGTTTGTTTTGATTATCTGTTAAGCTATCAGTAACTACATAAGCTTGAACAGGTTGCTGTTCTTCTACTCCACCTAATTGAAATCTACCACTTAACATTTCAGGTGCAGGAGTTCCTGTTTGCCCTGTTGTTGGTATATTAACATTTGTAGCATTACTAGGACTTGTTGATAGTATATTTTTAACAGACATAGCACCCATAATACCTGTACTTACTGCTGTAGCTATATTAAAAGGTGCAGGAATATTTGCCATAGCATTCATAATAGCTTGTTGTGTATTATAGATAGTTTTAGCAACTGCAACAGCTTTTTGTGCTTTATCACTTTTTCCTGCTAATTCTCCTGCTATGTCAAAACCTTGTTCTATTAGATTTAATTTTGCATCTTCTCTAGCTTTATCTAATTTTTCAAGATCATCATTTAATTTTTCTGCATCTTTTAGTTGTTGTTTATTCCATTCATCATTAGCTTTCATCATAGCTTCAAATTCAGCATCTTCACGATCCTTTTTTTCTTTAGCTATTCTTTTTTCTTCTGCTTCTATCTCTCTATTTAACTCATTTATTTCTGTTTTAACTCTTTTTTGTAATCTAAATGACTTAGTTTCTTTATTAATTACATCTGCTCTAAAATCTGCTAGTTTCTTTTCATCTTCTACTAGATTTTCAGATACTTTCATCTGTTCTTCTTGTATTCTTACTCTCTCTCTAGCTAATTCTAATTCTTGATTAGTTGTTTTAGTTTCAAGATCTAAAGCTTTCTGTAATGCTTTTACTCTTTCTTCTTGTGATAATGTTTCATCTTCTGCTAATAATCTAGCTTTTTCTATTTCTTTTCTTGTAGCTGCTCTTTGTACTGTAAACTGTATTTCTGCATCTCTTAAAGATTGTTGTCTTTTTTCAAGATCAGTCATTACTTTAATTTCTTCTTTTATTTCATCAGTAATACCTTTAAAACTACCTCTTAGTTTTTCAGCAGCTTCAGTAAATTCTCCTGAAAAAGCTAAACTAATAGCTTCTCCAACTGTAGAAATTCTATCTCTTATTACATTAAAAGCTGTACTTATACCTGTTAAAGCAATCTTTAATTTATCTGCACCTCTTTGTGTAGATGTGAAATAAGTAGCTAAAGAACCAAAAGCAATTAATAATGCACCAATACCTGTAGACATTATACCTCTAGTAATTGTAGCAAACATTACTTTTATTGTAGGTATCACTCTACCTATAGATTTATTTACATCATTAATAGATACACCAAATAACCTAAAGTTTCCTATTCCTTCTTTTACTAGCTTTTCGTTTTCTTTTAATTCTTTGTTTTGTTCTTTTAGTTCTCTATTATTCTCTTTTTGCTGATTTTGTAAATCTTTAAGTCCTAGTTTTTCAAGCTTAATGTTTTTTTCTGTTTCTTTAATCTTAGCATTAAGATCAGACATACCTGCATAAAATGCACCTTTAGGTATAGAATCTTGAACTGATTTTAATTCTACTAATTCTTTTTCTAGATCATTTAAAACTTTATTCTGTATGCTTATTTGTTGATTCAGTTCTTTTTGGGCATTTTCAGCATCATTTAAAGATTTTGTAAATTCCTCAACTTGTTTTGTAGCAGGTTTTACATTTGCTTTAATTTCCATTACTATTTCTTCTTGTGCCATATCTTAAAAAGTTTGTTGTATTTGATTTCTAAATAATTTTACATCTGCTGTCCATTGTATGTATGTTTCTTCTAATCCTGTTACTGCAACACCAAATGATGTAGCTGTAGCATCTTTCATTACTGCTGTTATATTCATACCACTATGTCCTGATTGTACTATATGTGTAGTTGATTGATAATATGTAGAAGCTAAGCCATTAGTAAACGTGACTGCACCTGTTATCTGTACATAACCATAATCTCCTGCTGTTCCTTCTCCTACTCCTGTATTTACACCAATTACATTAGCTTCAAAGCCAATAACTGCATTAGGTACTTTTTCTATAAATTTATTAGTTATAAATTGAGTATATAAAGAAGTTTGTGTACCATCTTCAGTATTTCCTGATTGTTGTATAAAAGATGATTGTGCAAGTCCTAAAGCTGTATTAAAACCACCACCTGCCATCACTACTTCTCCTTGATTTTCTATTACTCCAAATTTACCACCTATAGCAGATGAATTATTAATACCTGTTTCTATTTCATTATCTGAACCTGAAATAAATACATTTCTGTTTACTCCTTTAGTTAAGTTTTTTTCTCCTACTACTAATATATTATCTGATCCTCTTTCTAAAGTGTTTTTTGCACCACCTATTATATTAGTTGATATATTAGTGTTTTCATTTATTCTAGTGCTATATTTAAAAGCATTACAAGTTGCTGATTCTCTGTTATAAGTATAACCATAAGCTTCACAAACAGCTTGATTTGCAACTACATCATTAGTTCCATCAGTAAATGTTACTTCTCCTGATTGACTAATCTCTTTAGGTTTTATTGTATATCCTTTTCTATATTCCATTATGGTATTAATATAAATTCTACAGTTGATAAATCATTTGGCTTATACTCTATCTTATTTACTCTAAAAGATCTATTTTTTATTATTACTTTATCATTAAAGTTAAAGTTATTAATGTCTGAAGCATTTAAATTTACTTTTAAAGTCATTATTCTAGTATCTTTATCATATAATTCATAATAATATCTTGACCAATATGTATTAAATAGATTATTAGTTGGAGTTATACTCATAGGATTAATTAACTGACATTCTCCAAAATTGTAATCTATAGTATTTAAATTAGGTGTTACTTCAGATAAATGACTAAATTGTAAAAAATACTGTTGATTTTCACTTGTATAAGCATTTTGTTCAGGTATATAGTATGTTGTATTTGTATTCTTTTTACCATTATTATATAATATTCTAGGTAAATTATCAAAGCTTTCATTTTCAGTATTATTATCATTAGATGAAAATATAGATGGTACTATAAAATCAGATAAATTATCAAATAATGGTTTTGATAATGTAGCTGCAAATGGACTAGCAGTTATTTCTTCTTCTCCTTCTAATATAGTAAAACCAAATTGATCTATACCATCCCATATTTTTTGTCCATAATTGATTCCATTAGTAGATTTTTTATATTCACTAAATATGTAATCTTCATCATCTTCTTCATATTTAAATATAGTTCTATTAATTAATTCTAATGGCTTTAATTGTATTTGTGAAGCATCTACTTTATCTGTCCAATCATATAATATACCTCTTGAAGCTAAAGATGTTCCTGATGTAGTTACATTAAATACATCATCATACGTTTCTATAATAAGATTATTTACATTGTCTTTATCAGATAATACAACAAGATTAAACATATTAAATATGCCTTTCAAAAACTCCCATTGTCCTAATTCCCCTCTTAAAGCATTTAGAAAAGAAGAAGATGTAGCTGCTAATTGTGTTACATTAGCTGTTAAAGATGCTGTAGGTGTTGTTGGTTGTTGTAATAATTGATATTGTGATACTGTACCTGCTGATGCTCTAAATTGTGCTTCTAAAGTATCTCCTTGCTGTAATGTTCTTGTAAAATTATGGCTCCAAGCTAAACTACCTGATCCTACAGGTGTAAAACTTACATAATCTATTTCTCCACCAGGGTAAACTGTACCGCCACTATCTTTATGCACCCATCTACATTCAAAAGCTGATCCTGAACTATATTCTATTTCATAAGAATAAACTATATTATATGATATATTATTTTGTTGTGCAGTAAATTTATAATTAGACCAACCTATGTTATTATTCCATACACTAGGATTGTGATTAATCTGTAATTGTGAATAGTTTGAAGTAGCTGTATTTGTACTTGTTGCTTTATCTCTAAAATAATATCCTGTAACTGTGTTTTTAGTTTCTGCTGGTGCGTTACCTGATCCCCAATTAAAGTCCATAAACAACTTAGTAAAAGCTGAACTATTAAAGAAATTAGAAGTATATGTAAAACCTGCATCTCTCATTATATTATCTAACAAGTATTTGCAATTTATAAAAGGTCTAAAAGCATCTTCTAAACTATTTAAAACAGGGTTACCATTAACTGCATTAGTTCCTGATGGTGCAGTTAAACTTATATTACCTGTCCAATCTACAAAAGGATATTTTAACACTTGAGTTGTTGTATCTCCCTGTGATCCTGCAAAAGAATTAGCACCTAATTGATTTATTAAAGTAATGCCTGTAGTATCCCAACTAGCTTTTATATTTGACTTATTATATAAGTGATCTAATTCTTTTAATTGTGTAAGATTACTAATTGTTTTAGCTTTCAGAGTATCTACTAAAGTTACAGGTTCAGAATATAAATTAACATTATAACTTATTTCTCCTTCTTGATTTACTATGTCTATTAATCTTAAATAACCTTTAAATATATCATATCCATCTTGTTTTAATAAACATTGTGTTTTAACATAAGGATTAAAACTGTAACTATCCCATACTTTAGTTACATCAAATAAATGTGTAAATATTTTATTATTCCTCTTAGTTGCAGGTAAATTAAAGTCCTTAGAATAGCTTTGTGTTTTTTCAGCTACATTTTTAAAATTATCTACTGATAAAGTTAAAGGTATATCTTCTTCTTCATATAAGTCGCATATAACTTGTCCATCAGATAATTCTGTAAATATAAAACTAGGTTGCTGTGCTGTTTCTTGTATGCTTATATTATCAATATAAACTGTAGATCCATTGTCATTTTGATAAGATAATAATAATATTTCTTCATTACTATCAGCAGTAAATGATACAGTTTGTGTTCCTGTACTTGCTGTGCTTAATGCTGTAAATAATGTTTGTCCACCTAATGTTTCATATTGACTTGTAATATTTCCCTGTGTTCCTATAATTAATAAACCACCTGCACCTGCTTGTGTTATGTTAATACTTAGATCATATACAGTTCCCATTGATAAACCTATAATCTTTTGATATACTCCTGAACTTGATGTAGATCCATTAGCAGAATATAATTCTAATTTATTAGCATTACTTCTAGATGGCATAGTAACTGAAGCAAATGTACCTCCTGTACTTCTGAATCTTTTCCAAGCTGCTATACCTACTGAATTATTAATAGCATCTAAACTAGGATCACTAGCTGTAGAATCATAACCTGTATTATTTAGTAATGTAGTAAAGTTTACATTATCAGCTACATATTCATTAAATATAGGGTTACTTACTGATGAATAAGTACCATCATAAGTTTGTGGATATAATATTAATTGTACTGACATTATACTGAATGTGATCTTTTATTATGTGTTTTTTCTAATTCAAAAGTGTATTGAATTAATTTATCATTAGCTATAGTTTTTCTAATATAATTAGATGTAGTTACAGTAACAGGTTCTACATATTTATTAGTTATACCAAAATTTGTATCGCTTAAAGTACCATCATAACCATTTAAAAGATAAACATCTGTGCTATTGATTAAGTTTTCAAACCATATAGATTCAGATTCATTTATAAAATCAGTATTTATACTTATAAGTTGCTTTGTGTTTACTCTAAAGTTTTTCTTTCCACCTTTATACCCATATATTTTATACTTGCTTTCATTCCAAGTACCCTCTAATTGTGTATATGATGTTCTATTAGTTTGTAAAGATTTAACAGATTTCTTTTTAAATGTATAGTAATCCCAAGTACCATATTGATTAAGCCAAGTTAATCTAATGCTTTCAAAACCTTTACAACTATTGCCTATTATATTTATAGTATATAACTGACTAATAGCTTCTTCTTGATCATCAAATGCTTGTATTGTGTAATAAGATGTATTTGCTTTGTGTGTATCCCAATCTGCACTCCAACCATCTAAGTTAGCAGGATAGACACCTAAATACATTAAATGAGTTTGTGCATCATCATTGTTAAATTCAAAACCACCATTATTTCTAGTGCAATCTATTTGTATATCAGTTCCTAATTGTGATCCTGTTCTATCATATAATTTAATTAATATAAATTGAACTTTATTATCTACTGCATTAGTAGTACCTACAGCAAAACTATTAGTTGCTACATTTAAAAAGTTTAAAAATGAAAAAGTACCATAATCAGTTAATTTAGCATATTGTACTAATGGTGCATTAGTTAAAAATTTACCTAATTCAGAATAATAATTATTTAAAACTAATTTATCTTTATTTAAATTAAAACCATAGTTACCACTTATAGATTGAAGAACATCATCATAATTAAGAACACCATTAAATATTAAATACTGTTCAGATAAAATAGGTTTAGAAAAACTTAAAGGTGCAGTTGATGTAGCTGATGTATAATATTCTATATTGAAAGATATACCAAAAAACTTAGCATTGTTTCTATTGTTAGAATATTTATCTATCAAATGTATAGGGTGTGGATCATCATCTGAATATGCTGTGCCTTTATATGTACTATAAATAACACCATCAAAGTTAGTACCTTGATATTGTGGGCTAACATAACTTTCTAATATTGGTTGTAAAGAAAAAATACCTACTCCTTTATTATTAGGTGTTACTTTTAATGTAGATACTAAAGATGCAGGTTGATAAACACCACTTATTCTGTTTGATATAAAAACTTCTGCTGTAAATTTTACATTATAATTATTAGCTACTATATTATTATCTGAAACTGTAAATATAATATCCTGTCCTACAGGTAATGTTTTATATAATGGTTTCTGTTCTATTATCATTTTCTTAAATTATTTAATATATCTTCTTTTACTGCTTTTTGTATTTGTGCTGCAAAACCTCTTAACTCTATTCCTAATGGCTTTTGAAAGAAACTAATACCTTCTATACCTTTTATAAATATAGATCTTGATAATGCAAACTTTAAACTACTTCTTGTTAGAAATCTACCTTTTACATCTCTAGGTGCTAATCCTCTCATTACAGTCCACTTATCTAAAGCTTTAGTAGGTGGCATTTTACTTTTGTAACTATATGGGCTTTTATGTTTCTGTCCTTTATAATCTGTAAAGCTTCTAATACCTGTATAAGTGCCTTTATTATTTCCTGTTTTAATCTCTCCACCTGCACCTGATACTCCTTTATCCATAAACTTACCATAGTCAAGCATACTAAACTGAACATTGTAGCCATTAGATGTTTTTACTATGTTATACTTTATACTGTTTAATAAAGCACCTGTAACTACTTTTTTATCTTGTTGTAATATTTGTTTAGATTGCTTTACTACACTCTTACCAAAGCTATTTAAGTATCTTTCTAAAGCTTTCACTATACACTAGCTACAAATATTTCTACATCTAAAGTAGCAGCAGGGTTTACTTGTATACTTGCTAAATCTGCCATAGTACCAAAGCTAGGAGATGTATCTGCTTCTGCTAACATTACATCTTCTGCTGCACATAAGATATGTGATTGACCTGCTTTAAGTAATACTTGGTATAATGTAGCTGCACCTACTACTGCTAGTTCTAAAGTGTTAGTTGCATCTAAGTTAGTTACTCTTATATATCTAACATCTTCTTTATCTATCTGAACTGCTGAACCATAAGAATTAGTATTAAAAGTTGCTATATGTGTAGTTTGTCCTGTAGTACAAGTTACAATTCTTTCATATACGTTATTTATGCCTGTTGTTGTTACTGTGTTTGTAGTACCCCTAACTGCACCATTTAATACTACTGATTCACTAATTGTTGTTGTTAAATCTGCCATAATTATTTTTTATCTATTTGTTTTAATTTATTTATTGCCCAATTAATACCTGATGTACCACCCCAACCTAACCAAGCTACATATCCTTTATCTTTCCAAGGTGTAGATTTGTAATCAGGATTAATCTTTGCATTCTTTTCGTGTCTTTTAAATGAAGCCATTCTAGCAATAGTATCTCTAGAAATCTTTTGCTTTCTTGCTAATTGATTTGCTCTAGTCCAACCTACTCTAGTCATTCCTTTTACTTCATCTCCGTGTTCCTCTCTCCATCTTAATACTTTCTTTGCATTGTTCGTTGCACTTTGAGGATAGTCATTATATGTTTTTAACTTAATACTTATTTCTTCTAGCTTTTCTAATATATCTTCGTAATTCATAATTGATATGTGATCTTTGGTGGTATTAATTGTATTGTTAGTTTTCCTATTTTAAATTTAAACATTATTGTATTGCATCTGTTGTTGCTTGTGGTGCTATACAAGTATTATAATTGTTCTCTATAATAATTGGTAAAGTAAATACCCAACCTGTTACTGAACTATCAAACCTTTCTGTAAATGGTTCTATTGTAATATCACCTTCTGTAAAGTATTTAGGTATAGCATCAAGTCCTTGATTAGATAATAATAAGCTTTCTCCATTTTTAAACGTACCTATAAAGTCATTACAAATCTGTAAACAATCACTTAATACTTCTTGTTCATTTGATTGATCAGGAAATACTAAGTCCATTATAAATACTTGAAAGTTTAAAGTCATTTGATGTGTTCCTGCTATAGCATTAATTGGATTGATAAACATCAAAGGAAAATTAGTGTTCTTTTGTAGATCCATTTCATATATATCTCCTGATTCTACAGTTTGTATTTGATAGTGTTGCTGTCCTAATTTCTTTAATGTATCTATCGTATTATTATAATCTTTAAAGTATGTCATCTTTGTACTGCTTTAGTTTCGTTTAAATCTGTTTCATAAGTGAGCCAAGTTAAACACTCATATAAACTCAAATTAGTTATTCTTTCTAAATTAATTATTTCTCCATTTGTTAATCTATACATCACACCGAACCAACCCCACTTGTCGGCAAATTGTTCATCTGCACTTTGTTTAGTATCGCTATATTCTGATGTGTTAAAAACTGCTGCAAACATCTCAATAGTTCTTTCACGAAAGTCCAAAAAAAAACCAAAGCATTATTTACATCTTCTGCTTTCATTTTCTTAAATTTTTCTGCTCTCATTCTTAGATCACTTTTACCATAAGCTTCAATAGAATAATTATCTCCATCTATTTCTGTAATAGGTCTATATAAAACAGCCATTAATTTAGGTAAGTTATTTTCAATACCATTTTTAAAATATGTTTCTATATCTGCATATTCGCCAATAGTAATTTCCTCAAGATTTGGGTGAAAGCCGTACTTAACATCATTTATTTTAATTATTTTTTTTAAATTACTTTTTGTTTCTTCTTGCAACTTAGCTACTTTTTGTAAAATAATAGCTACATCATTAATTGATAATTCTTTTATCAACTTTATAGGCATATCAGATAATGTGCTTATTATTTCTAAAGCTTCTTCACTTTTAGTTCTTTCTTTAACACTTATTAATTTTACCCACTTATCAAGAGTTACATCACTCCAACTGTTTATCATTGTGTAAACACTCTCTTTGCCATCTTTATTAATTTTCAATCGCATAATATATAATAGAATTATTTGGAATTTAGTTTAAAATTGTATATTTGTCCACGTTTTCAAAAAGTTTTTGTTTTTCAAAGGTGTAATTCTTAGGAGTTGCACCTTTTTCTATTGCACATAATACTTACCATAATTAGAATCTAATTCAAAAAACATTCGCATAGCTATAGCATCTGCATAATCAGGAGATCTACCTATAATATCTTTAACTGTTTCTTTAGGTATCATCTGTAGCTTATTATCTTTGTCTGCATCTTTTGTTCTAACTTGTTCTAGTTCTTCTATAATGTGATTTTTAATATTAATATCTTCACATTCAATGCCTACTTGTGCAGTATTTACCATATCTGCTAATTTATAATAACATTGTGTTTTTAAATTTTGATAGTTCTCTCCTTTTATTGCTCTTGAATTATTTACAAAACCTCTGCAACGTAAGTAATCTTTAACTCCACCACCTACACCATCTTCATCAACTATAATATTAGTTAATCTAACTGCGTATTGTTGTTGTAATATCTTAATTTGATCTACAACCTCATTTACAGCCGATTTAAGCATAGTTCTTATCTTTTTAATATGTAACCCTTCCCAATACATTATAACTGTTCTATCGCTTCCAAAACGTGCTACATCACAACTTATGTATTTTTCGCCACTAATACCTGTTTGATTAAATAAGTTAAGTATAGCATCATATTCTATTAAATTATCATTAGTTGCATCATATTCCCAATTACCATAAAGAAGTCGTTGTTTGCTTAATTCATCTAATGTAAGTAGCTGTGATTTATAATGCTTAGAAATAAATTGATTATCATCTACTAAACTTTGAATAAATTGTCTATGTGGTTTTTGTATTCCTTCTTTAGCAGGTTTATAATATTGAGTATATACCCAATTCTTAGCAGGGTTACAAGTCATTAACAATTTAGGTATTAAGTCATATTGATCTAACTTATATCTCATTCTAGATGCTACTATGTTCTTTGCTTTCTCTGTTATTTGATTCGCTTCATCTATAAAAGCTGCTGTTATTTCTAATGAACCTAAACTGTCAAAATTCTTATCAGATGGATAAAGAAATAAATCTTTTAATATTATTTCACTACCATTGTAAAACTTAATAATGTTAGATCCTGCGTTAAAATTGTAATGTTTGTTTGCTAATATGCCCCAAGTTTGACATACTTCAAAGAATGTATTTAATGTAGTTTTCTTTAAGCTGTCTAGCTTAGATCTACCCATTAAGTATCTTGTTTGAGGGTATTTAATACAAAGTAAGATAAGCCAACTACAACCTACCCAACTCTTACCTCCACCTGCTGCACCACCAAATAATACTTCTGTTGTTTTTTTGTCAAATAGATATTCTATTGCTTGTCCTTGAGTATATGTAAATTCAGTATCAATGTTCAACTCCTTTGATATTTACATTTATCTTAATTGGTTCTTCTCCTGAACTTAAATCTAATTCACTTCTTTCTATATATCCTCTTTTCTTTCCTTTTGTCTTTAAGTAAAATATAGTAGCTGAAGTGCTACCATCTTTTATCTGTGTATGTAATTGACTTTCTGCAAAATCTAAAGCAACATTCTCTATTTCTTTTACAGCTTGTGCAAACTCTTGATCTTCTTTTAGCCACTTATAATATGTACTTCTAGGTGTTTCTGTCTTTTTACAAGCTACTGTAACAACTCCTAAACTGTTTTCTAATGCTTGTAGCATAGCTTCTTTTTTAATATGTCTACTTTTGTTCATTATAAATTTAATCTAATACAAAATTCATTATTTTTCCTTTTTGCACTTGCTACCATTTTAGGATATTGTTTTATTAATTTTTTAATACATTCTTTTTCTACTTCTATAGTTCTATAATCTTTACAACCTCCCTCTGTACTCCAATGCTCATTTTCCCAATGTAAATATCTTACTCCTAAAATACCTCCTTTATCTTTTATATGTCTTAAACATATTTCATAATCTTCTTTTACTTTATAACTTTCATCAAAATAATATTCTCCATCATTAATCATACCCATACAACTTGCTGTTAAATATGTTCTAAAAAGAAAAGGTTTATATGGATAAACACCTCTAGGACTGCTTTCTGTTCTTACTCCCCACATTTTATAATCTAATTCTTCTAACATACCAAAAAACTTTAAAAATTCTTCTTCCCAAAACTTTTCATCTCTTATTTCTATTTTTTTAGTTTTTCTTTCATCTAATCTAGAATATCCACAAGTCTTTACATCATCATCAATAAATACTATATATCTTTCTTTAGTATTTTTTAATATCCAATTTCTAGTCGCTGTTATACCTTTAACATCTACCGGTACTCCTACTACATTTTTAATATAGCTTTTATATTGATGTACTTCACTTTCTGGTACATAAAAAGTCGCATTAGGTAAAACCTTTTGACTTGTTGTTCTACCTGCTCTATTTTTACTAGGAATTGCTACTATCATATCTTTCTATAAAATTTTTATATGTTAATACTCTTTCTGTACTTACTGCATCAAAAGCTGATCCTTTTTTATATCCTCCTTTTCTAACTATACCTAATTTTAATTTCATTTTTAATTCTTCCCATTCTACACTATTAGGTTCACACAATATAATAACATATTCTTTTGGTGGTTCTAATTGAACTGATTGAGGTAATTCTATTTCTTCATCTTCCTCTAAATTATCTATTTGATCTTCTATTTTTAATTCTAATCCCCAATCTTCTAATTTTATACTATCCCATTCATTTGCTAGTATATCCCAATCCCATTCTCCAAATCCTACATTATCTTTAACTATAAACTCTTTTTTTTGGTTTTCACTTAAACCTTTAGCTATTTTTACGTGTACTTCTTTTAAACCTGCTTCTATACTTGCTCTATATCTCATATTACCACCTAATATAGTCATATCTTCATCAACTACTATAGGTCTTAATTCTAACATTTCAGGAAAATCTTTTATGGATTGTACAAGTTTTTTAAACTTACTATCTTTTATAATTCTCGGATTATCTTTATTTGGTTTTAACTTACTGATTTCTAGTTTCATAGTATATAATAGAATTTTATTTAATTTATTTTAATCTGTCTTTAACTCCACTCCATAGTTTATCTTTTCTATTAGACAAACTAGGTTCTGTTCTTTTTATATTTGGAAAGCCACCAAATTCTTTTTCTACTTCTTGCATATATTCACCACACTTAGGACATTCAGATCCTATATTACAAATTTTACCATCAATAACTTTCATTACAACTTTAGTTAGTTGTATTTGTATTTCACATTTGTTGCATTGATATAATAACATTTTAAATATGATTTAATCTCAATTTACTTAATTTTTTTTTCTCTAGTTCTTCTAATTCAAATTCTAAATGATGTATTGCTTTCTTAACATCTTCAATATGTTTATCTATATTGCTCATTCCATTTTCTGTTTTCTTACCACACCTTAAAAGATAAGTAACAGAATTACCTACATTGTAACTTAATTCCCAATCAGCTATTACTTTTCTAGCTTCATATTTATAATATTTTCCGATATAATAATTAGGTATTTTATTTGTATTTTTCATATATTATTTTTATTCCTTTAAAACAATCATTTAAACAAGTACCGCAGCTAGTATTAGTTTTATAATTAGTTCCGTAAATTGTATTGTATAATGTTATCATTCTTTTTTTTACTGCTTGATTCTTTGCTATACCTGTTTTTATATCTTCCCATAATAATACAACTTCATCTATTAATTCTTGAGGTATATCATCAGGTTTTTCTATCTCTGTAGTTTTATCCCAATATTTTTGTGGACAAGATAATGTTCCGATTCTTGCCTTGATAGACATAAAACACAAACAAATTTTGCAGCTTCCTGTAGGTTTAAAATAATAAACACATTCTTTACAGATACTTAATCTATCTTTATAAACTTCATCTGTAACAAAAAATTTATTCATTTAACAAATCTTTTAATTGCTCTCTTACTTTGTCTATAGTCGTGAACAAGCTATTTCTACTTATGCCTGTTTTTTTTGCTAGTCCTGATAAGGTATTTCCTTCGTAATAGTACAGCTTAAATACATCTCTATCGTACCAATAAAATTGATCTAATGCTTTGTCTATAAGTTCTAGCTTTTGCCATTGTTTATATTGATCTGCATTAGGAATATTATATAAATGTTTTTTGTGATATACATCTGTACTATCATTAGTTATGTCTGTAGATCTACTATCTATATGTGTATAATATTTCTTATACTTATAATAATAAGGACTTCTATTACTTGTAAAACTTCTTCTTAGAACTACAGCACCATAAGACAAAATACCTTTTTTACCATCTTTTTCATATATTGACTTTAAAGTATCAGGATTCATTTGCATAAAATATAACATCAATTCCTGAACGACCTCATTAATTTCATTTTCATCTTGCGTAAAAGTAAAAGACATTTCTACAAATGTTTCCCTACAATCTGCTACTATTTTATATATCTTATTCATTAGAATATTCTATATTTTTTAGTTCTTTAACTAATAGTTCTAAAGAATTATCTAATAATAATTTAGATGTCTGAATAGCTTTTAAATTTCTTTTAGTTTGTAATCCTGCAAAATACCCATTTACCATTACAGAAGTATTTATTGGTATAATCATTAACCAATCATTCCAATTATTAGAAAGTGCAGATACACCATCTCCATAACTATTGTGATATTCAATAATTAGATCTAAAACTTCTTTAAAATTTGCGTATTTATTATCTGATGAAAGTTCTTTTACTAAAGTTAGCATTAAGTTTAAATAGTCATTAACTATTATTTGATGCATTGTATTAGCAAATATGGGTTTTGTCATTACCCAAATATATAAAATATATTATTCTAGATTTTTTTCTTTTTTTAAGTTTTTAACAAGCTTTTTGTAATAACTTATCTTTTCTTCATAATCTACTCTAGACATTTTGAAAGATTGTCTAGCTTTAATTTGTAATTCTACTGCTGTACCTTCTCCGTATTCACTATCTAAAAGCATACCAAATTTAAACTGTTCACCTTGTCCAAAAAGATTGTCTGCTGCTGATTGTGGTTTTACGTTTTGCTCACACCAACGTGTTGATAAATGCCTTCTGCTCATAAAATGGCCTGCGTGAATCTGCTTGTAATGATAAACTCTGCCTGAAGTATAGCATTGTACCATACCATATTCATTACTATACTTTAATCTTATGTATAAACTAAACCAAGTATCTAATTCTTTTTTTAATTTACTAATAGTTTTTTTCATATCCTAAATTTTTTCTCCATTCATCTTGATATATTCCTTTTCTTAGATTATATTTTTTACCTCTATATTCAGGACATTCCTCTTGTAACTTTGCTCTTGCTCTTTTTATACTAGGTGCAGATGTTAATTTATTTGTTGCATATAACTTTAAAAAATCTCTAGCTGTTATGTTAAGATCTTTTATTTCTTCTGCCCATATATTAGCACATAATCTATTATCATCATCTTTTAATGATGAATTTCTATTTAACCAATATATTACTTTTTCTTTAGTTTTCATTTTAAAAGTTTTTTAGGTTCTTGATAATAAGGCACTTCTTCAGGTTTTCTATTTAAAGTATGAACTTGATAGTAAGCTTCATTAATTTTTTTCTTATGCTCTATTATTAATCTAATAAATGTTCTAAGATTTAAAAAAGGTTCAAAATCACAATAAATTACACCTTCTTTTATTGCTACTCCTATTTGATATAAATAAAGTTTATTGAATCTTTTTTTATTAATTAATTCATCAGCTAATAATTGTGCTAATAATCTCATTCTTTTAGCATCTATACTATGATTTAAAGCTACAGAAGCATAACCTATAAAGTCAATTAATTCATTAGTAAGTTCATCTAATTCAAATTCTTTAATTATTTTTTTATTATTCATCTTCACTTACACTATTAAAATGTATTGCAGTATTATTATGATCTTCTTTAGTTTCTGATTTTTTTATTACACCACTTAAAAAACCAAATCCATAAGTCATTAAAGTTAAAAGTATTATTATAACAGTTTCCATTTTATTTTATTTTAGTTTCACTTTTTTTGTTTTCTTCAGCACATATTTTGACATATCATTTTTTATAATAGTTTTTTCTTTATAAGTATATTCATCAAATTTATCAATAAATTTACCTTTTACTTCTATTTTACCACTATATGCAAAATATTCATCAAGATCTATAATGTTTTTTTTATAGATATTATATAAAGATTTTTTTTGTTTTAATTCTTTAATCATTATATTTTTGCTAATCTCCATTGTTCTAATTGATTGTCTAATTTAGATTTAACAGTTTTTTTATACTTAGAATTATTTTCTCTTAATTCCCAAGTTCTAACTGCTGCTTTCCAATCTTTCATTTTATTTTTACCAACCATCCAACCTTTACTTTCATAAAAATCAAAAAATGAATTAGCATCTATATTATTATTTCTTTCTAAACAATAATCTTTAATTTCAATAATTGTTGGCTTATTAAAGTATTTATTATTTAATTTTATTTCTTTATTATTATTAATAGTTGTTGATTTACTTAATGACAAGTTGTTAAGAAACTTCACAACTAGTTCTTCATTTATTTTAAAGTGTTGTTTAGCAGGAACCCCCATACGTTTAGTTTCTATTATATTTAACTCTTTAAGTTTTTTAATAGCTTTTCTTTGTTGATAAGGAGTAAGTGTTGTATCTTTTTCTATATTAGATTCTGTATTAAAAAACCAACCATCAGTCATTCCATTACTTATAAAATATTCTTCTTTACTAATAAGATCAGCTAATATTACAGTTTCTTTTAATCCTATATTTCTAGCTAAAGTTTTATTTACAACTATAAAAGCTGTACTACTTAATAATTCTTTCATTTCATTTTTATTTCTATTGTATATCTATAATCTTTTAAAACTTCCTTAATTATATTAATATTTTCTGTAAAATCAAAGTAATTACTTTTTAGTTTATAAACTACTTTACCACTTTTAATTATTATAAAAACTTTTGCATTCTTAATATTTACATCAATACCAGATTTAACTAATAACATTCTTAACTTATCTTCAGATTCAAACTTTTTCTTTAATTTAATTATTTCAAAATAAATATTATAAACTTTATTAAATAGTTCTCTGTATTTAGGATCAGATGCATAGTACATTTTATGACATTTTTCATAATGTAAAACAGATGTTCTATCTCTTTTAATTATTTTAGCTATAGTTACAGGGTGTATATCTTCTACAATTCTACCAACCATACTAGCTACCATTCTAGGAGTATGTATTTTTTCCTTTTTAGTTTTTTCTGATAAAGAATTTTTTTCTAATCCTACTACATTTGTAGTTAGATTACATATTTCTATAAATTTTTCTTTTTCTGTCATAATTAAAATGGTAAGTCATCTTCATTATTTTCTTCTATCATTTCTTCTACAATGTTACCATTAGAAGTAGCACAAGTCCAACCATTTATATTATGATACCACTTACCATTATATTCTCTAGATGATATATTTACATTACAACTTAAATTATCGCCTATTTTTATTTGTTTTAATTTACTTATATTATCTCCTGTAAATGTAATTACTACCTCTCTATTAAATTGAGTATCTTGTTCTAATAAGATTGATTGTTTTTTCCATTCTTTACCTGCTTTAGATATTCCTGTTTCTAGATCTAAAATCTTTACTAATTTACCTTCTATATTCATATTATTTATTTATTATTATTAATTGATTTATTTAAAATATTTTCTTGATTTTCTGATATAATATAATCTTTCATTTTAGATTTAACTATATCTGTTTTACCTTCATTTGCTGCTTTTAACATAGCATTAAACTTTTCATTTGATAAAACTTTTTTACCTATAGGTTCATTAACTTTATTACTATCAGCATCTTTAGTATCATCTAATAAAAATAGATTACCTAATGCATATTTTTTAGCATAAGAACTGCTAGATCCAAATGATTGTGCTATATCCATTCCTTTACGTTCAGGATTTATACCTGCTTGTGCTTCTACTGATAAAGAATTTTTTCCATCTGATATTTCTACTTTTGAATTTAAAACTAAATAACCTGCAATTTCTTTAGTAGTTTCTGTTATTGTTAAATAACAATTATATTTTTTTAGTAATGGTTTTACTGCTTCTAATATATCTTCTGCACTTCTATATTTATATTTACCAAAACTATTATATTGATTTTTAGGTGCTTTTAATTCGCTTTGTATAGCTATTAAATAATTGTTTTCTTTTTTCATTTTTGTTTTATGTATTTAATTGTTTGTTTTTTAATGTATTGTATCTGCTTTTTATCTATCCATTCAAGAAAGTTAAATGCATCAAATACTATTATAAAATCCTCTCCATTTTCATCTTTCCCTCTTAAATACAATTCGTTGTCTTTAGTACAAGCAAATGTATTTATTTCGTGTAATCTTTTATTTATCATATTCCTATAATTAAAGGTTTACAATTATTATTATCATATCTCTTTCTATAATAATCTAATTTTGTTTTAACTATCTTATTATGTTCTATAGGATTATCATATATATTATACCAATATGATCCTTTTTCTTCTACTTTAAAATTATAAGCTTCATTTAAAATATAACCTGTATCTTTTATATATTTATTTTTAGCTTTTTCAACTTGATCTTCAGTACCAAAGATTCTAATCTTAGGAGAATATTTTTCAAGATCTGTAGTGTAGATACCTAAAGAACTATCGTAACTTTTTTGAGTTACATAAGTATCTGTATAAAAGTAATAATCAACTGCTATTAAATCCATTGCATTATAATTTCAGTTAATAATAAAACTATAGCAACTGTAAAACAACTAAAAGACAATGCTTCTAATATTTTATATTTTCTACATTTTATAGGTGTTATTTTATATTCTCTAAAATTTTGTTGAGCAGTAAACTCTAACATTTCTTTGAGATTGAGTATATACTCTTTACTTGATAGTTTGTGTATAACTCTAAATTGTATATTTTTCATAAAAGTTTTTTTTAAATTCTTTACAAAGATATACAAAATAATTGAATTAACAACTATATTAACAAGAAAATTAACAAAAAAGTAAAATTACTAGATTAGAGAGGCATTAAAAGATTTAATGGAGTTTGCCCTGAATTTAAGATAACTGCACAACCAACAGCAGGTCTTTTACCATATTTTGCGTAAGCCATTGCATACGACTTGTGATTTATTCCACAACCAACTTGAGTTCCAAAAACTCTAAAATTTTTACCAACATAGTGTTCCGTGTAACATTGTGTATGTAAATGCCCCTGTACAGTATTCATCATATCAGCACGACATTTTGTACGAGCAGTACCCCCTTCTCCGTGTATATACTGAACTTCATCTTTCTCATACCTTTCAACAAAGTTCCAATTAGGTACTTCTAATACTTCTTTATATGATTTGATCCATTTGCTAGGAATAGCACTAGTTTGTGCTTTACGCATTATAATACGATCGTGATTTCCAATAATGACTGTAGCTACAGGAAAAGCTTTGTACCATCTTGTTATACGCTTTATAGCTAATTCTAGTTCATCTAAGCCACCCATTCCGTCTGCCGAGGTCTCGTGGTAGCTTGAGTAGTGATTGTCTATTATATCGCCTATAAACACTACTTCTGTACAATTATATGCGTGGTATTGTTCTAAACACCAATCAAGATAAGAATCCAAGCAGAAAGGTTCGTGCAAGTCCCCTATTACTAATACATTACTTATTTCTTGCTCTCTTAGTTTCTGAAGGATTTTTATCTCGTGTGGTTTTAATCTGTATCTATTACTTCTTTCCACTATCAGCTAATCCTTGTGCGCCTGTTAAACCTACTAAAGCCCAAAACATTTCGCTTACGTGTACTTCTTCTACATCTAAAGATCTTGCAATAAAAGGCACTACTATGGCTGCTATCGTAAACCATACCTTTTTTGATTTTAAAATTGTGTAAATAAGATAATTTTTCATTTTTATTGTTTTAATTAATTAATATGTCCATAAGACATTTTTATCCTTACTGCTATCAATATCAACGTGAACAAAAGTTCCCATAAATGATATTCCCATTCTATTAATTCCTGTTTCCAATAAAGCATTTATAATTAAATATCTATCTCTTGAATTATTAGGAAGATAAATATCTGCTGCTAATCCTTTACAATGGCTAGATCCTACTCTACCACCTGCTTTTAGATTCCATTCTTTTGTTCTATATCCTGATGTGATTTTAAAAGGCACACCTGCTTTTTCTCTAGCTTGATCTAATAATTCTAGAAAAGCTTTGTCCATATTACTACCACTTCCTTTTAAATCAGGACTATCAAATTCAGATAAATTAAAATATTTCAAAATTTATATATTATATACTGCGTAAATCTTAACTCCTTTAACATCAGATATTAATTCTTTACGAGTTTTTACTACTTCTTCTTCTTTCTTAAAGTATTTAGGATTTTTACTATTCAGCTTTCTTTTTTTCATTGTGCCTTTTCTTTTGACTATACCATTTGTCTATTGTATATAATATAGATATAACAAGCAAGATTATTTTTAAAGCTAGTTCTAAATTACTGAACGTGGTTACGCTTAGGACTGTTCCGTTTACTGCTGCGACTTCCAGAGTGTCCTGTACTGTTTTTTGTATTGGCATTTGTCAAGTATGATTTTAATTTTGTTTTATTGACTTCTTTTACTTTATAATATTTTTTCATTAATTATATGTTGTATCTAAAAAATCTCTTAATGTTATTTTAGTATCTTGCATATAGTTCTTTTCAAGATTCATTCCCTGATAGTAAGCATTGGAATCAGGATAAACATCCGATCCTGAATTAGTTGAGTATTCAGGGTATAGATGATTATTATTACACAAGTAATCCACTAACCTCTCTGCATAAAATTGGGCTGTATTGCTAATTTCAGATCTAAGATCTTGTGCTTCTGCTCTAGTTAAAGGAGTTGAATTTTCTGATGTTTTACTTACTACGTTATTATTTTGAACTTTGTAACGTAAAAAAGGCAATACCTCATAAAAAGCATAGTGCACTAACATATCGGCAACATAATCATCTAATAGTAATTTATAGTTAGCATTAGCAGGATTACTTATTGTTCCACCACTAATCATTCCTTGTATAGCTACAAAAAGATTTGTTCCTAGTTTTGTTTCTACATATTTTTTCTGTGCAATTTTTACATAAGGTAACAAGAAATCTACATCCACATTCATATTGATTGCAGTAGAATTTTTTAGTTTATCCTCACTAATAAAGAGTACGTATCCTGCCATAATTTTTAGTTATAATATCCGTTATTTTTCATTCTTTGTGGTGCTATTGCTACCAACTTATCATTTCTTTCAGCAGTAAAACCTTCACTTCTTGCTTTAGTATAGCTAATTAATTGACTATCATCTATTTTACTCTTAGCATTTCTTAATGATGTTTTGAAAATCTTACGTAAGAAGAAATGTCTGCATTGAGGTCCGCCCTTATATAAAAAGATATTGTAAGTTCCTAGTTCTCCATCTTTGTAAGCTGTTTCAGGGTGTCCAAAACCAGGATTTACTATTTGACTATTAGCATTAACTAGATCTTCTTTTCTAAATAGCTTGTTTGCTGATACCATTTTTTGACAAAATTCTCTGCTAGTACCTGATTTATTCACTAGAAAATTATCAGTAGCATAAACATATCTTACTTTATAATAGTTGTTAAAAGATTTATTTACTCCATCTTGCTCACTTCTAGCATTAGGTCTAGCTGTTACACTACTAGCAAGATTGTATTTTTCTTCTGCTATGCTATTAAGTTCTTCTTCAAAATTAAAATCTAAATGTTCTCCATCTACTACTTCTTCATCTAATAGTTCCCAACCTTCAGGTATATCTTCTCCTACTTCATCTATCCAATTACATAGTTCAGTTTTTTCTAGATTAAGCATTTGATCGTGTGATTCACAAGCCATATATACTGTCTTACCTTCGTATTCGTGTTCGTGATAACCACTACAACCAATTTCTTTTGCGTGTTTTTCTGCTTCTTCTATAGTATCAAAAACAGGTTTGCCATCTATCATACCTACTTTACTAAATTCATCTTCTTCAACAACTTCTTCTTCTTCTAAAGGTGCTAATCCAAGTTCCTCTCTAATTTCATCTTGTGTCATTACACTTTTCATATCTTCTACACTAAACTTAGATGTAATAGGTTTTGTCTGAACAAAAGAGATAGGCAAATCCATATTATTAATCTTAAATATTTTAGCTAATACTTTTATGATATGGATCTGATATGGTTTAATTACTGTGTTGTAATAAAAATCTGCTGCATTCATTAATTCCTCTGCATTGTTACCTAATCCTGTGTCGCTTTTGATCCCCATAAGCATTGGGCTAGTTACCCTATGCCCTGTTAGTATATTTTGTACCAGGAGTTCTTGGAGTGCTAAATACTGCTTATCCTGATTAGATACTGTAATAGGAAATATTTCAGGTGTTCTTGTTTTATCATCTGAAAAAGTAATAACCATTTTACCTGCATTAGAACTAGAAGAAAATTTATTATTTAAACTTCTTTCAATAGCTAGGCGTTCATCTTGTGTCGGTACTCCATTTGCAAAATTGATCATATAGCTGCCTGAAAAACCATTACTTATATTATTGAGATGGAACTCTGCAACTCTTTGATCCACAAGCGCCCAATTATTTGCTGCTATGTAATCAGGAGTGTGATAAATATCCATATTAGGACTATATAATCCTGTATATAATAATTGACTAGGACTAGTTCTATCATATAAATCAAAAGCTGCTATAGGTGTTGGTTTATTTTGTCTAGTATTACTCCAATCTGCTGATACATAATAAGTATCTACTTTACCCATAGCATTAGGTTTCCCTGCACGTACCCTTTCTACTGGAATATGATACAATTCCACGATTTCTGTTTTAGCTTTATTGTAGATCAGATGTAAGGCAAAAGCCCCCTGAAGCTTAAAGTCAAAAGAAATCTTTTTTATTACTTCGTGTAGTGTTTCTTTGCTATTTGCGTGAAAGAAAAAGTTCTTTAACTTAACTAACTTATCTAAATTATTAGCTTGTTCTTCTTCTTCATCATCTATTATTATATCATCTCCGCTAATCATCTCTGCTGTTGCGTTAATAATGGCGGCGTGGGTAGAACTGTTGTAATAAAGATCTATAAGGAACTGTGGGTATAAGTTCTTCCAATCTTCAGTACCATATTCAATATAATCTTTTCCCCTAATTTCTTCAATAATTGGAGAAGTTTCTGATGATAAATCTACACTTAGTATGTTTTCCATAATTTAATTTTATTCTTGTTCAGGTGTCCAATCAGAACCTCTTACTATTGCTAATATTTCTTCGTGAGTATATTGGTCTAACCCTTCTAAAAAAGATGGAGTTTCGCCCATAAATTTAGCAATAAATAATGTACCATCTAATGACTTTCTTACAGTTGCAGGACTATCCTCTACTATTTGTGAAAAGTCGCATACAGGGTTACCCTCTGCATCTACTTCAGTCAATAAACTTGTGTTTGGTGTTGTATATATCATAATTTTAATTGTTTGGAGTGTCCTCTATAATATCAGAAGCACTCATATTTGTCATTGTTCCGTAATTATTTTCTGTAAATAAATCTATTGTTACAGGTAATCCTGTTGTCTTAGCATACGTTTCTGCTTGTGTTTGTTGTTCTAGTTGTGAACCATAAATATATATATTATTGCCATCAGTTGCAGAATGTAAAGTAACTGTTGTATTAGAGTTTCCAACAATAAAATATGCTTTAGTAGATGAACTAGCAGTAAAAGTATATGAACATCTATACCAACCATTACCTACATTTTCAATAGCTGCTACTTCTCCACTTGATACTTGTTTTACAGTTCCACTATCTAAATTAAATACTGCACCATTTGGATATACTTCAGTTATTAATAAAAATTCAGTAGTACCTTTTTTAGCATATATTGAAATAGTATGAACACCACTATAACTTGTAACTGTAGCATTTATCCAAGAACCACTATTACCTGTAGTTGTAGATTCTAATTTATATGCATCATTTAAACCACTTGGAGATATTGCAGATTGTGAAGTTCGTGTTGCTCTAACTATACTATATAAACTCTGACTAAAATCTTCACTATAACTTAGTAAGTTAGTAGTAGATGATTTTCTTACTGCTGCTATACCATCTGACTTTATGTATGCAGTAGCTTGTGATTGTTCTTCTAATTGTATTCCCCAAGCAAACAAACTACCTGTACCACTAAATTGTACTCTA